ATCTTCGACGGTTTCGTAGTTGCTGAGGTCGAATGCCATTATGCGGCTGCCCATACGGTGAGGCGTTGAGCGTGATCATGCTGGCCGCCACGATTGGCGTGGCGTACGGCGCCGGTGTTCACGATGGTGCGGCGTCGCACAGCTGCATTGAGCCGACCAGCAAGCCCTTTGGTGACGGGGAAGTGTTGGCCGAGTTTGGCCCACACGTCGTCAGCGGTGAAGTATCCGATCTCGCGGGCGCAGGCGTCGATGGCGGCGTCAACTTGGCGTTGTTGTGCGGGTGTCCATCGAGCGTCGGCGACCGCCTGGCTGATCTGCATTGCCTGTCCGTATGGCGTGATGCCTTTGGGTGCTGGTACGCGACCGTCACACACGAAATGGGTGCGGCCTTGAATGTCGGGCCATGCGATGACGCCTTTGCAAATGGTGCAGTTCATCGCGCCTTCTCCAATGCGGCGATCGCCTTGTCAATCGTCTCAATGTCGTACAACGGTTCCGGGTCGCACAAACTCATCGCGTTGCGAATGGTGCGCAGTCGTCGAATGACGTCGCTGTACGGGTTGAAAATTGCGTCGACCAATTGGTTGAGCGCTTCAAGTTGTTTGGCTGATGCTGAGGTCGGCTGAAAGTTGTCGGCCATCATTTGTCGGGTCTCCTTGCTGAGTGTGTCGTCGGGATCTATGTACGGATGTTCTATCACAGGTGTGTCACGGTGCTGTGGCAGCCCATGGCCCCCACCCGGAATTGTTGTAGATGGCAAGCGCCGCGCGCAGGTTTGCCTCAGGGATAAACAGTTCTGAGCAGTCGGTTACGCCGACGCCTTGCACTTGTAGCCAGCCCATCGGCCATGATGCGTTTGGTAGGCACCAGAAACCGTTGATTTGTGTTAGCCCGTATGAACCGCCGTGCGGGTCGTTGACGTTGTGGGCGGTTGGGGTGCATCGGCTTTCACGGAGCATGACCACGGCAAGCGTGTCGAGCTGATCTTCGGGCCAGCCGACCTGGCGGGCCAAATTGACGGCGTCATCGCACGTGGCGATCGTGGTCGGCAGGCTGGTCTCGGTAACTGTGGTTTGCTTGACCGTTGTCGTGGGGTACACGTCCCATGATGCGGGTGTGGTTGTGGCGCTAGGTTGCCCTGAGAGGGGTCTAGGAGCCTCTAGGAGCGTCGTTAGCCCCAGGACTGCTGTAACTAGGGTGGCTAATGCGGCTAATGGGTTCAATGTCATGGCTAGGTTCCTTTCGTCGGTGATCCCACCCTAGGGGATCTGACGGGCCTAAGCGGGAATACCTTCGAATACCTTGAGAAATGCGGCTTTGACGAGATCGGGGTGGTCAGCCGTTTTGGGTGTGATCTCGACGTGCCACCAGTCGCCGCCAGGTGCGCCGTGAACCGTGGCTTTTTGGTAGACCTGCCATGCCATGCGGTCGCATCGCCATGCTCGACCGAACGGCTGCGGCCAATAGTCGATCACCATCTGTACGCCAAGGGTGTTTGCGTTTGCCACGCAAGCTTCGATGAATACTTTGCTGAGCTGTCGCCCATTTGGTTTGCCGCGATCATCGGGCATATCACGGTAGGACAGGTCGACGGCGCGCCCGGTGGCGTGTACGGACAATGTGCCAGGTTTGCCACGCATATCGCGTTGACCCCAGCTGCCGTTGTTCCACAGCGATCCGTTGGCGTATTTGACCGCTTGGCGGATCCATTCGTCCATGCCTGGGCGTGGGCCTTTGGCGGCTCCGTCGGCGTTTCCGATGTAGTCGGTGGCGCCTAATACGCTTGGTTTAGCTTTGGCTATTGCCACGACCGTAGGCCGCATCGTTCGGGTTGGCCCATCGCATGATGACGGGGATGAGGGCGGCGACGGCGGCTTTGGCAAGGTCTCGCGGGTCGGTGTTGCCGGTCGAATAGACGGCGACGGCAGCTGCGATTGCGGATCGGGCATATGAGGCCAACATGGCTTTGGTTTGTTTGCTCATGGGTGGTTCTCCGTGTGGTTGTCGATTTTTTGTTCTATTCGCCCAAGTGCTTGATGAACTTGCCCGTGGTCTTGCCGGTTTTCTTTGCCGAGTTTATGAATAAGCGCAACGAGTACAGAGAAACCGCCACCGACCACAGCCACCACAATCGAAGTATCCATCGGCTCATTAGTTAGCCGAAAATGGCGTTGATTTCGTCGGCGGTGAGTCCGAGTTTGGTCAATGCGTTGAGTCGGGCCGTTGTTTTTGCTGCGTCGGCAGCTGCAAGGTCGGCCGCGGTTTGCTGATCAATCTGGTATTGGGCGTATTCGGCGTCGGTCATTTCGCGCACTTCGTCGCCGATTTGTGTGATGGGTTTAGACGTAGGCATAAACGCGATATCCCCCTGTGAAGCCGCCGGAACTGATGATGAATGTGGCCGAGTCGTATGAGGTTGTGACCGACATGACGCCGGTTGGGACGATGGAAAACATGTCGGCGTTGTTTTGTAGTGCGCTACATGTTCCGCTGATAGCCGTGTAATCGGTGGCTTGCGGGTTGTAGATGTCAATCGCAAAGTTGATGCGGTTGGGTGCAGTCATGGCCGGCACAATCAGGAACGAGGTTGTGGTGCCTGATGCTGCGGTTGCGCCACCAATTGCGGTTGAGCCGCGCATGTTGCTAAACAAGTATTCGCTGTTTGAGTTGTCGGTGCCGCCTGCGCGCAAACGCATAGTCACGGTTTGTGATGCGCCGGACGCATTCGAAGTAAAAGCGCCCACGATTCGGTAATGAGCGTAGGTCGACGTAAATGTTGATGCGGCAAGGCTGAATGATGCAGCTGCGCTGACCGATGCTGATGCCACGAGGGTCATACCGTTGACGGCTTGCCAGGCGGTTCCCGTGTAAAACTGTGTTTGTTTCGATGCCTCAATGTAAGCAAGTTGGCCTTCGGCAAGCGTCTTGTTTGACCCACCGAACGCGGCGTCGCGGGTCGTGGTGGTTGCAAATACTGGTACGCCAGTATCGATCAGCCCCATTTGGGCGGCTGTCAATACTTGTCCAGCCGTAAATTTGGGTACAGAGGTTTGTGCGTTGGCTCCCATAGTGCTCCTTTTAGCCTAGAACATTGTCCGCGTCGAGTACGCCATACGTGGCATCGTCAAGGGTCAAGTAATAGATCTGGGTGGTAGGCGAGGTGTACAGCCTGACACGGTGCCCGGTGTTGAAATCCAGCAGGTGCTCGATGCCTTCGACCGACAGGGTTTGGGCAAGGCTGCTGGTGGTCGCCCCTGTTTGAAATGTTTTGCTGACGCTGATGGTGTCGCCAATATCAATAATGGCAATAGTGTCGCGTTGGGTGTCGGTCAACATGTTGAAGCGGGTGCTGACGTCGGTGTATCGAGCTGCCGGGTAGGGTTCAAGTAGGTAGGTGGCGGCGACGCTAATTTCGGTGGCGTCATGCAGCAGGCTGTTGGTGATGCTGGTGTTTTGGATGAAGTAGGTGGCAATTGAAGTGGTGTTGCTGGCTGTGGCGCTGTTGCCGTTCAGGCCGGTGACGACGGCGCGGTTGACTACTTGGTCGGCTTGGAAACTGACGCCAATGTTGTCGTATTTGATAGCTGTGCCGGTGTCGTTGAATGTGGCGACGGCAGGATCGAGGGTTGCGCCAATCCTGTTGTCAAATGTGAGTTTGCCGTTGCGGGATACGAATAGGCGGCCAAATTCGGCGGTGTCATTGATTTGCGTTAGATAAGCCAAAGCGTTTGTGCCTGCGGGTACGTCGTAGGCGGCGTCGTGGCCGAGGTTGACGGTTCCTGTGGCGATGTCGCGGTTGGCTGCGCCTGTCGGGTAGGCAACCTCGGGTAGATCGAGGACGGTGTTTATTCGTGCGCCTGATAGTTCGGGACTTGGGTTGAATGCGTTGAGGAATGTTTGGGAGAGCAGGTACATGTTGTCGGCGCAGTAGACGCTGACGGTGTTAGTGCCACCTAATGCAAATGAGTAGTCGTAGTCGACGATTTTTCCGCGGAACAAGTATTTGGCGGTGCCTGTTTGGTCGTAGCGGATCAGGTTGACTTGGCGTAGTGGGGCGAGTCCTGGCACGTTGGCGTTGTCGTTGTAATACGGTGATGTTTGATCAAACGGGTTGAACACCCCATTGGCCAGGGTGTCGTTGAGGGTAAAGGTCATGGTGCCTGCGCTGAAACTGTCGCCGCTGTCTTTTCTGCCTCGACGCACGGTGATGTTCATGGTGCCTGCGGTGACGTCAGCAAATTGGGTGGTGCCGTCTAAAACGTATTGGGTGCTGTCTAGGACGCCTTTGGTGACGTCATCCAGTACGAATGCGTCGACGCTGAAGCCTGCGTCAATTTCAAGCTTGTAATTGCCGGATTGGACAATTGAGGTGCCGGGCATCAGACGTACCCGCTTACCTCAATGCGCGCCGGGCCGGTGGCCCTGTTGTAGGCGCGGATGCTGTCGACGACGGCCTGCCCGATCTCGGCGCTGGTCGCCAACCCGCCGTTGACGTTGACGGTGATGTTTTCCAGCATGGCGTTGCGGGCGCTCGATGTAAACGGGTTGCTGGCGATGCCTGCCCCCAACATATTTGGGGCTTCCATGATCTGTCGGACGGATCCGCCCCCGCCGCCACCACCGCCGCCGCCTGTAGGCACGCTAGGAGCCGCTACGACGACCGATCCGCCCCCGGATGACGGAATAGGCACCCCTAGGTTTTTGTCGCCTGTGTAGCCGCTTGTGGCGCTGCTCAAGCCTGGCAGATCGCCAACCTTGATGAAACCGACAGGGCTGAGAAGTGGGATCTTGGATGCGTTGACGCCTGGTATTGCGTTCATGGCTTTGATGATCAGGTTGTAGCCCTGAATGACGCTGTTGATCATGTAATTGACGGCGTTAGCAACCACGATCACGGTGTTGGCGATTGCTGCGCCGAATTGCTTGAACGGTTGTAGGAATTCTGCGATTGCGCGTGGGCCTTCGCGGTACAGCTCGTACAGCGCCCCGATGGTGACGGTCACAATGGCGAGTGATGCGCTCATGGCGGCGATCGAGCCTTGGGTTGCGTAGAACGATCCTGTCAACGCAAAATTGACCGCTTTGGTAGTAACGGCTAGCGCGTTGTACGCCTTCATTCCCGCATTAGCCACAAGCACCGCGGCTGACAGACCGCCGACTGCCAACGCCAGTTTGACGATTAGGCCGCTGTTTTCCTCAACCCATGACGCCATGTTGGTAATGATTGGGATCAATTCTTCAAGTACCGGAAGCAAGGCGCTACCAATGGCTTCGGTGGCTTCGGCCCAAGCAATGTTGAGTTTTGCCATGCCACCTTCAGCGGTTTCTGTAAATGCCTGGTTGGCCCCGCCAAACGTGCCGCCAAGCACGTTGATGATCGTGTCGAGGTCGGCGCCCTCACGAATAAGGTTCGCCATTTCAGGTGTAAGGGATCGCAGCGCCTTGTAATTGCCCTCGTACGCTTTGGCAAGCGCGTCAGCAACGGTAGTGGCGTCAATGGATGTTGCCCGGCTGATATCAAGCACCAGCGACATTTGTTTCTGTGCTTCGCTAATGTCTTTCGTGCCTCGAACAAGCGCAGCAAACGCTGGGCGCAAAACGTCATCGGCAACTGCGCCTTGCTTTGACATGACGCTAATTGCTTTTTCAACCTCTTTGATTTGATCTTGGGTTGCCCCAGTCGAATTGACCAGCTGCACCTCAAGGGCTTTTTGTGCGGCCTGATCCTCGGCAGCGGCTTTTGCGGCCATGCCCAACCCAGCGGCCAAGGCCCCAGCAGCTGCCGCGGCAGGCAACATTGCCTTTTTCAGCGCAAACGCCGACTTTTCGCCAGCACCTTCAAGTGACTGAAACTCTTTTACGGCGCCACGAATACCCTTATCGTCGAATTCGCTAACGATGGGAATGCGGATGCTCATATCAGCGCAATTCTACGTTCAATCTCTTTGGCGACCTGTTCAATTGCTTTGGTCATTTCGTTTTGTACGTCGGTGATGTGCGCTTCAGCTGAGGGCCACATGACGCGCGACGGGTTACCCGCAAACGCGGTGAGTGCGTCGCCTAGGCGATTTGACGTGCCACGGCCTGCAATGTCATAGATCGCCGCAGCAGGGTCTTTCTGAATGATGGTGACGACGCCGTCTTTTTTGCGTCCCGCGTCGACTTTGACGGTGATGCCGCGTCGAGCTTTGCGAGCGTCCCAGGGCAATAGTTGACGCCCGTTTTGTGTCCAGCGGTATCGCATACCAGACAAGGCTTGTGCCGGGTAACGGCTTTGTGCCTCAACTACGATTGGGCTGGCAATCTGCTTGGCGTCCTTGGCAAATTGTTTGCGAGCCTCAGGGTCAATTTGCTTGAGGTCGCGCAACATTTCCTTGACGCCAAGAACCTCAATTGCAGCCATTAGCGCCCCCGTTTGTTTTGCTGTGCCTGTTGTTCAAGTACAAAAAACACGGTCGTCAAATCGCGGGTATCAAATTCCACTTGCGGCGGCCAGTAGCCCGTCATAACTAAGACTTCAGCGAGGGAGCGTCGCCAAGTGCCGCGATGGTAGGGGTTTCGTCGGTGGTTTCCTCGATGGGCGTGATCTCCATGTCGGGATGTTCAGCAACCCATTCGCGCCATGTGCCAGGCACTTTGTCGCCAGCAAGTTTGCACAAGATGTATGCCCAACAGCACATATCAACGAAGCCGATGCCTTTGCCGTCTGCTGATCGGCGGTTTTCGGTTTTCTCCCATTCAACAATGGCAAGCATGTTTGTGACCATTGTTCGTGGCTCGCGCCCGTCCTTGAGGTCGATTTTGAGTTTTACGCGCATTAGTTACCTTTCGTCGGGCAAGGCTCCGCCAGCGCGGGCTTGCTTTGGTTGTTTTCAGCGCCGCCCGATTTGGCTGGCGAGAACATGGTTACGACGTGGCCTTTGCCAACGTGCCACCCGTGAACGTCAGGTCGATCGTCGACAGTTCGCCGAGCGATGCATTGATCGGGGTGTGGCTCTCCAAATAGGCCGTCGTGAGCGTGTATGACGGATTGGTTGCCGATACAGCTCCGGATGACGGCTTGATGACAAGCGTGGTGGTCGTACCGACCAGGTTGTAGACGCTCACTTCGGTTTCCGAGGCGGCATAGCTCTGGTACAAGGTGACGGTGATGCTGTTGTTGGCGAGACCGGACGTGTAGGTGCGCGACGTCGAGCCAAACGCGGTGTTTTCCAGCGCCTCAACGGTGTAGGTGATCGTGGCGGCGGTGCATTGGTCGCTGAGATCGACGCTGTTGATGGTGACGCTTGGATTGGACAGATAGACGCTGGTTGCCATGTTGGGTTACTCCTCGACTGGTTCTTCTTTGACTTTAGACGACTTCTTCGGTTTGTCGGTGGATATGAGGCCACCGTCGATTAGGGCTTGCACGTTGATGCCGTCGGCTGGCTCAAATTTGTCGCCTGGTGTACCGAGGCGGGGGCTGACGATGATGTACATGGGTTCTCCTAGCTCGTTTGGGCTTGCATTGCAATTGTAAGGTCATACGCGGGCAGGATTGAGCCACCAATATCGACGACGGATGGTGTGCCTGCCGTGACGGCTACGTTTTTGGCTAACAGCATGGCGCAAATGTTGAGCAGCGATCGTTGCGCGTCTAGGTTGGCTGGGCCGAGCGTTAGCACTTTGACCGGAAATGTCAATTTGACAATGTTGTAGTTCCAGCTTTCCCACGATGGCGCGTCAATAAAACAGCATGGCGGGACAATGTTGCGGGGATCGTTGACGACTTGTAGCCCTGTGATGGTTTGCAGGGTTGCGGTTAGATCGTCGATGGCCTCGTTGAACAGGTCGGTGTAGGCAGGTACAGGCATTAGGCCACCTGTGGGCGGTCAATTCCCAACAGTTGCTTTACCATGCCCGATAAGCCGACGACCGGGGCGGTTGCCATGCCGTCAAACGATGCGAACTGATCCATTGAGCCGCGCTGACGGTACAAGGCACCGCCGTACATAATCGTCCCTAGGGTGACGTCGCTTGATGGGCTGGTGCTGACGCTGTCGATGTATCCGGCTTCCTGTCGGCGGCGGTAACAAAATTGGTTGGCAGCTGCGGCACATTGTGTCAAAAACGCTGCGTCACCAGCTGTCGCGGTGCCAATACCTAGCCAATCCTCAATGTTGGCGGCGGTGATCCAAGTGCAGACGGGCGTGTATGCGAGCGATCCGCTTGATGCAACACGCTCAACGTCATTAGCGGTTTTGGCGTACAGCACCTGATTTTGGATTGGCACCTGATAATCGAATAGCAGGTCGCCTTCGGTGTCGGTGCCGATGTACAGGTATTGCGGGAGCGCGTAAACGGTGTATGAGCCGTTGAACGTTGCGTCGACGCTTGTGACGGTGATTGCGCCGCCTACAACTACATCTGAGGGGGTGAGTAGTTGTAGGACGGCGTAATTGTCGACCAGGTACTTGTGGGTGACTGTGTAGGTAGCCATGAGCGGTTACCCCGCTCCCGACTAG